AGCATAAGTCTGCATAACTTCAAAAGGAATCCACTCCCATTTGAAATCATCTTTTAGCACACCATTCTGCTTACGATACTCGTCCATCCAAGTATACATAGGTTTCTCATAGTCACCATAGTCTGTGTACTTCATAGCGAGCATCTTCAGGCCGTGAGTGCCTGGATTCTCGTCAAAAGTATAGTGCATAAGCATAGTATCTTCAAACCGTGAGATTTTCACATTAAAATGATACTCAAACATTGGAATATCGAACTTAGCATTATGAAACACCATCCTCTTCTTATCGAACAACTCTTGAAGTTTTTCTTCTACAGATTCATCAATAGTATCGGCATTAATATAAGCACCTGAATCAAGTTTATAACATAAGCTAATACCAAGAATATACCCATTCCGAGGATACAGACCAGTAGTCTCTGAGTCGATTCCGATATAGTCGAGGGGCGAGTCAATACATCTCTGAATGTAATCCAAAGTTCCTTCAGTCGTTGTAATACCGACAAATTTTTCGTCATTTATTTCTGCCTTCTTTTTCTCCCCAGAAATATATCCTAGAATATTCTCTCTGGCGTCTTCCCAAGTCTTCTTAGCTTCTGGTTTGAATGCGAGCATAGCGGGGTTGATAATAGGTAGAAACTTGTCATCCACAATAGTCCCTGCATATTGCATAACTTGGGTTACTTTTGTATAATACTTTAATGGTTCAGAGCCACACAGAATAACCCACTCGTAAGCATCAGGGTTAAACGATATGTCTACGTCCTTCATTAAAACTTTAGATAGAGTAGGATCCGAGGTTAAAGTAAAAACATCTAGCTCTAATCCTAATAATCTTTCCCAGTTATTCTTACTAGGTTTTGCTTCTACTAGGGCTACATTAGCCATATAAATTTTTCCTTAAAGTTTCAATATATTTACGGTCTAGAGATCCGGGATCTCTATCATTAGGTAACTTTACTATTTTCGTAGGAAAACTACCGGCTATCTTTCTTACTTGCTCGGCTCCTTCTTTTCCCGCATGGTCTCCATCAAACATAATGTCAAGACCTTGTACTCCAGAAATCTTCAGAAAGTTAAGTTTTGTTTCTGAAAAATTCTTCACTCCAAAACAACACACAGCATTTTCTAGTCCGTTATCATGAAGGTTTAACATATCAAATATGCCTTCTACCAGAATGACTCGCCCCTGAAGTGGGCGAACATTTGGAAACAAAGGCAACTTAGCCCCGCTGGGGTGAAACATATACTTGTTGGGTAGAGTCTCAGTATCATCTCTACCTTGGAACGCAACAATCCTACCTGAACTGTCTGTAATAGGAAAGTTAATCCTACCACTAAAAGGCGAAACGTGGTGTCTAAATGCACCAAACTTTTTATACGTTTCTGGTCTTATGCCTCTGTAATTGCCTATGTATGGCATAGCCTCTTCAGGAAGTTGTAGTCCCACCCCAGCGGATCTTAAATTCGCTATAATTCTAGTAACCTGTTCTCTCTTTACAGCCGTTGCACTGTAGTCTACGTTATAATGAGCAAATAAATTACCCTTAAAACCACAGGAGAAACAATGATATACTCCTAGAACTTTATCAATTCTCATACTTGGGCTTCTGTCTTCGTGCTCAGGATTTAAGCACGCCACTAGTACATCCCTACCAGAGAGCCTATAGTATATACCTCTCTCTTCTAATAATTCTATAACTTGACTCATCGGCCGAACGCACTATCAACGTCATCATAGGCTTCTTCGTCGTCTCCATTTGCAGACGGTATAGAGGCGCTCTCAGGACCAAACTTTAAAGAGTCCCAATCAGCTATAGATGTAAAATTTTTCTCTTCAGCATTTCTCATTTTAGCACATTCGAAAGTAATAATATTCTCTTTCACCCTATCTTTATTGTAATAGGTTTCTAACGTAAAAGCGGCATCCGCAGCATCTAAGATACCTTTTGCGAACCTGGCTTCGCCCGTAGCATCAATCTGATACGGGGAAACCATCAAAACATCATAGTCTTGTGCAAAAGTCTTCAATGCTTTGGATACCTCTATTTGTTCTGTCCAGTCATACTGTCCCATTCTATTTGGGATAGAAGACCGCTTTACTTGATTAATATAATCAACTAAGATTACTCTAGGTTTAAGCCTAGACATTTTCTTATCAAGCTCAGTTCGGATGCTACCCAAGCTGAGAGAAGGGGCATACACGATATCTATTTGCTTTTCCCTCAAAGGTTTAGCAATAAGTTCAGTATGGTACTTATCAAAGTCTCTGTGAGAAAGATACTTTCTCAGAGCCTTCTCTCCGTCTTCATAGCGCCCAGACCACCACTCTGCAAGAGTCTCCCACTCCTTTACGGAAAGGTTACGAGTTCTCAATGCTTTTTGTGGTATACCCGTAGAAATAGAACAACATCTCTGCATGATAGCTCTAGGAGTCATTTCTATAGTGAAATATATCACTGAGTTACCAGCTTCGTACATTGAAGCGGCAATATTGGCACAAGTAACAGACTTACCAGTACCTTTCTTGCCACCTATCAATACAAGTTCAGTAGGCCCAAAAGTTTGTAAGCGATCGTATTCTGCGTTCAAGCCCAGAGGAACATTTCGTATTAACGATTCTTCTGGTTCAAACAACGACATTCTTCGCATATCCTCATTCACATCTTTGAGATCAACTTTCCCTTCTACCTCTAGAACGATATTCTGTAAGCCTTCGATATTCTCGGAAGCAGACTCCATCGCAATAGAGTTAGTAAGATACTTTTCTAATTGATTCATGATCTCTATCTGAGTAAACTCATTCTTGAGATACTCTAATAAAGTCTTGCCATCGATATCCACTTCATCGACTTTTTCTAGCGCAAAGAATCTTTCCCTAAGGTTAGCATCTCTGATTGCTAGATTAGCGGCGGGAAATGATGGAAGTGTGCTGTGCGTACTAACATAGGAGTCTAGATAGTCCCACACAGGAGAGAACTCAACGGGAAAATAGTGTTTCTGAGAAGCGGCCCAGGTATCCATATCGCAATTAGCGATAATAGATTTGAGCAGTACACTAGCAAGATTCACTATTTATCTCCGTAAGAACTGGTAGGCATTAAAAAGCCAGAGCGAGGCATTAAGCCCCGCCCCAGCAGGGGGAACTAAGGAATTAGCCAGCAGTTTTTGCTGCTTTGGCTGCTCCATCATAGTTTGAGGCAGTAAGGCCACGTCGAGTCAACATAGTCTTGACACCACGAGCGGTCTTGCCAATCGCTTCAGCGATTTCTTCAACAGTCAAGCTGCTGACTTCAACACCTTCGAGAGGGTCAACGCGCGATGCTGCTTTGCTCTCTTTCTGTGCAGGAATTGCACTGATTGAGCCAGAGCGCAACAAAGACAGAGCTTTGCCTCGGATTTGATTTACAGTTCGGCCTAAGGCTTCTGCAATATCTTCCAGGAATGCGCCGTTAGCTGCATGCTCAACAAAAGCAGCTTCTTCAGCTTCGCTAAAGGTTCGAGCAGTTTCTACTTTAGGAGTAGGCTTGACATGCTCAGTGAGTTGCATTGATAACAACTTACCTTGGATTTGCTTTGAAGAGAAAGCGCCGCCTTCAAAAGCTTCTGCGATTTCACCGTAAGTGTGAGCGCCTGAGTTATCAGTTACGAACTGACGTAGGGTAGACTCTTGACTATCGGTAAATGCGCGAGTCGTTACAGTTGCAGAAGACTCTACATCAACGTCCATTTTACGGAGCTTAGACGCGATAGAACGGGGTGAAGTTTCTAGCTGGTTAGCAGCTTCTACGACTGTAGCGTAGGATACGGGTGACTCATTACCAACAAACTCTACAAGAGCTGCGGTACGTTCGTCTGTCCACTTTGGGATTGCCATAATTAATTTCCTAATAATTGGTTAAGGTTTGTAATGATAGAGACTCCACTGTCTCTAGCTTTTTTAGTTTTAGAAGATTCAAGTCCACTCTCATTAACAAGTATAGTTACTTCCTTTGTAAAGGAACTCTTTACTATATAGCCCCTGCTAGCGAGAGCTTTCTCTGCTTCTGCTTTTGTTTTAAAAGATGTCAGTTTTCCACTAATGCAGATAACACCCTTAGGTTCAATAACAGAAACTACTTCATTTGACTCAAATGCAAAAGGGAGCCACTTGTACTGGCGGAGAAACATGGTGTTGTACCAGGTCAGCAAATTATCGCTGGCCTTAGGGCCAAGCCCCGCTTTAGTACAAGCGTCCTCGTTTAAGTCATAGATACTGCTTACTACAGAACATAATTTAGTAGAGGCTGATTTACCTATCAAGGGGATAGAAAAAGCAGGCAGAACTTCAGAAAGAGTAGCTTTCTTAGATTCTTGTATCTCACTAAATAACTTAGTAGCAAGTTTCTCAGAGTTTAGAGACTCTACCATCTCGCCCAAACTCAGTTCATATATTTGTGGTATTGAAGTAATTCTGAGTTTCTGGATAGAAGACGGCCCTAGTCCCTTAATTTTCAACGTAGTAGAAAAGTGCTCTATCAGCTTATGAGTCTTAGACTCACAAGAAGTATTATAGCAGAACAACTGATCGTTTTCCCACACCAAAGGTGTAGAACAACTGGGACAGTGTGTTGGGGCTACAATTTCTCTCAAAAGACTTTCTCCTACATTTGAATAGATATTATACGGGGTTTGAGTTGAAAAGTCAAGAACTATTTTTGTGCTGGTATAGCTAAAATAATCTCTTTCTTTATTTCGAAACACTCTGTATATCCGCCGAACTTTTGCTGGGGTATATACTTATATTGTTCGTACTCTTGGTGTAAAGCTTGTTCTAGTGTCCACACATTAAAAAGTGAGTCGTGGTATGTTCTCTGTATACGAATGTCGTATCCATTGAATCCACGACTCCTCTTTAAAACATCTTTCCAATTCCTTCCTGAAGCGATGCCTATCTTGAGACATTCTCGTTTCATAGTACGTTTATTAACTAATACTACGCAGTAGAGTACCCCTTCGCGGGTAGCTTCTTCAGGATTATTCTGGAAATAAGTGAGGTTATAAACTCCACTCATCTGATAATTTTAGGGAAAGGAATAACATTTCCTACAGGCTTATCTTCCACGGACTCCGAGGACTCCGATACATAGATAATACCGCCTTCAGACTCTTCTATTCGTTTCTCAAATCCTGGTTCAAGATATGCTTCTAAAGCAGCAATCCAACCTTCTAGAATTTTCTCACGAGTTTCTTTTTCGATAGAAAAGAAATAATCATATAAGCCTGTGGCTGACACATAATGACTTCCATTGTCTTTTAGACCCATCCATCCAAAGATATTCTCGTCTTCCATACTATCATCAAACATTTATTTCCCCTTCCACGCGCCTTACGACTCTTGGTATAATTTCGCCGGATCGAATTACTTCGACAGTACAACCTATCTCAAGGTTAAGCTCATTGATNTACCGCATATTATGTAATGTGGCACGACCAACAGTAGCTTCTCCAATAAGCACAGGCTCTAGGATAGCAACAGGGGAAACCACACCGGATTTACCCACTTGCCAGATCACATCAAGTAGTCGCGTAACGACACCTGGAGGTCTTTCTTTCAAAGCAAAGGCACCACGAGGATGGTGAGCGGTGTAACCCATCTCTTCATATTTCGCATTGTTGTCAACACGGAACACTAGACCATCCTGCGGGTATCCTGCCCAGTTAGATGCAAGAACAGTATCGAAATTGTCCGAAGAGAGATTCGACATGTCTTCCGTCCACAACTTTTCCACACGAGGCTGAATATCATAAGCTAC